CAAGCGGGTGGCTGAGCTGGAGAAGCCACCAGTTAAGACGCAATTGAAGCGTGGCAACGTGTACGATCTGGGTGCTAGAGGCAGAGCAGGTAGAGGTAGCAAGAATATCTGCCCTCACCGGCCACAGTACCGTAACTGCTGGTGCGGGTCATGATGACAAAGTGTTGTAAATGTGGGAGGAAGTTCTGGCCGGGTATTGGAAAGTGCCCAGGTAGACCACAGCAGGCAAGGCAAGAGGCGAAGAGTTGCAACCACACACCGTGCATGAGTTGCGTAAGGTATAAGGAGAAGAAGTGATGCTGAGGAAACTGCGTGAGCGTCTGGGAATGGCGCATGAAGCTTACAGCATGGAAGACTCGCTGACTACCCTCAACACGCTGGAGAACGCCGTGTTGACAGACAGATGTGTGATGTACCGCTTTTCTTACGAAGGCGCGGCCGATCAGGTCAAGGTGAACGCTGAGTTGGTCAAGCTCTTTGGAAAGCCCATACTCACGCAAGAGGAAACAGAGGACAAAACCTACTACAACGAGTACATCGACTCTGAGTCGTACGTCCGGATCTACTACAACGACGGCAAAGACAAGCAGGTTCAGGTTCGGGGGTGCACAACGAACGAACAGACCGCCGCTAGCCTCAAGAAGCTGTCCATTACCATTGACACAAAGAAGGCATCCAACAATGTATTTGCGCTCATGACCAGCCCGAATGGGCTGAGTCTCCGCTCTGTTGGCAAGATCAATACTAACCTTATTGAGGCTAATTACACTAAGGACGCTATCGAAGGGTACAAGCACATCACTGATTGTCTGTCTTCGCAAGATCCGTGCGGCAGGCTCATCCTGCTACAAGGCCCTCCGGGTACTGGCAAGAGCTATATGATCCGGTCGTTGGTGTCTAACATGAAGTCCACCTTCATCGTTGTCGGGGCGCATATGATTTCTGAGCTGTCGGGGCCTGCCATTCTCCCTGTCATTCTCGGCTGTGTTGATACGGATGACCCGAAGCCCATCACCTTTATCCTTGAGGATTCGGACATCGCGTTGTCTCACAGGAAGAACGGAGGCGTGGCGGAACTGAGTGGACTCTTGAACCTGGGTGACGGGCTGCTCGGAGAGATGCTGGACATCAGGATCATTGCGACTACCAACGCCGAGCTGCTCGATCTGGACCCCGCTGTCGTGCGACCGGGAAGGATGTGCCAGCACATCAACCTCCGGTCTTTCGACCCTAAGGAGGCGAATGCACTCTATGCTGGTATGGTGGAGAACAAGACGGTCGACCTCAGAAAGAATACCACCCTGGCTGAGATCTACAGAATGGCCCGTGAGGACGGGTGGGTACCGAAGACTGAAGACAAACCAAAGGCTGGACAGTACATCTAAGGAGAAATCATGGCAACAAAGGCAAAGTGGAAAGAAGTAACTGTAGATGTTGGTACATGGGAGTGTGACCAATGTCATGAAATGGGCAAATGCAAATCATGTGGTGGCACAACAGCTCGTGCTATCTATCAGTTAGGGAAGAAAGATGTGGTACTGTGTAAAGACTGTATTGATCTAACAATGAAAGAGTATTGGGAGAAATAATGAACGCAACAATAATAATAGAAGAAGGTGGTTTCAGACTCGTTCGATATGATGACGCCGCATACGAGCCTGAAGAAAACTATCTAACTCTCTGGCATATGCACCCTGAACGTAAGAAGAAGCAAGGACTTGTTAGTGATGGAAGAAAGTGTATGGATTGTGATGCTGTAGCGCCTGAAGTTATTGGGTGTTATCCGGTTGAATCTGATGGGTACGTGGCGTCAGAGTGGCACAAGGCTAAGACGGCGGAGATAGAAGCAGATCGCCTTGTTAGAGCAGGATGGAGTGAGGAGAAGAAAGAAGAAGACATAAGAATTAGAGCACTTAGAAAGCAGTCCCTTGAGTCCATAAACATGAATATGGATGAATGGAGGGAATGGATGCAGAAAAGGAAAGAACAAGGAAATGAGTATATGATATGGATGGATGCAGACGATGAGATATTGAATGAACTACGTAGCCGAAGGGAGCAGACATGAACGGATCACAAGACCACAGACAGCGAAGGGTACCAGCCACGAATTGGATGGTGCTGATCGGTATCATCGCTGCGGTGTTCGCCCTTGGTTCCACTCTCTCAAAGGGTGCGGGTCCGGAGATGCTGGGAAGAACCACTGTAAGCACTATGAAGGGAGGGATTGATTGATGGGTAATTGGAGAAAGCAGTACTTTTGTGTGCATTGTGACGAGCGACTGTACTGGAGTGAGAAGATGAGCAGTCAAGGGTGTTGCCCGTTTTGTGGGCACACCGTAAAAGGGAACGTCTGCGAGACGGTCGAGCGCGGCGTAGAGTTGAAGACCGGGAATCTCCGTGTAGCCTGGACAATCTACAAGCTGAAGGTGGTGCGGGGGCTGCTGAAGCCTCTGCTGAGGCTCCATATTTGGTGGGAGACACGCCATCAGAGGAAGGTACTGCCCTCTCACACAGAGGGACCGATAGGACGTGACGCCATCAGAAAGGCGGTGGCCAGGGTGAATAAAGGGAGGCGCTCATAAGTGTCGTGTAAGAGCCAACCGCTGTGTAAGCTAGGCCAGCTCACCAGAGCCCGCCAGATAAGTGGCTCCTGCGCCGCCTTGACCTCCTGGTTAGGGGATCCTGCGCCGCCCTTACCCCATAAGATCATGGTGGTTGTCAAGGCACCGGACCAAAAAGACTTTGATAGCATCGGGACTGGGAGGAACGTAGACAAACTGAAGGATCTCCTGTCCCTCGCAACCATAGACCCCAGGGAGGTATATGTCACAGGGCTGGTGAAGTGTGCCCCTCCGAAGCGACCACCCTCAGTTCAAGAAATCAAATCCTGTATGATCCATCTCAGTGATGAGCTGAGGGCCGTGGACCCTGACGTGGTGGTGCTTATGGGCTCCGACGCCCTCAGGGCCTTCAACCTCATGGGCGAGGGAGGGGTGAATGCCCTGCACGGACAGGTACTTGAAAAACAATTTCCTCATGACGACACCCTAACGAAGACATTTAACGTAGTCGTATCCACTGACCCCAACGCCCTATTCATGAACCCTGACCCCCGCCTAGAGAGCAAGCTGGTCAAGGATCTCAGGACAGCCAAGAGCGTGGTCAAGGGGTGGGCCGTAGCCGAGGACGCACCCGATACAGAGTACAAGCTGATCGACTCTATTGAGGATCTAGACTGGATGGTAGAGAAGATCAAGGCTAAGGGGGTGTTCTGTTTCGATACTGAGTCTCGGTCTTTGCCGTGGTCGAAAGAACCTATGACTTGTATGCAGTTCTGCTGGGGCTACTTAGTCGGGGCTGAGTGGCGAAAGACCGAGACTGATGTAATCTCTTCCGCAGTTCTGCCGTTCTACAACCATGACCCAGAAGGCACTGATTGGAAGCTGAAGCCTCGATGGAACTTCGCTGAGCGGGAGCAGATCATACTCAAGCTGAAGGGGATCTTCGAAGACCCCAGCATCCCCAAGATCGCTCACAACATCAAGTATGACATGTGCGTGGTGCGGAAGCATCTCGGGCTGTTGGTCAAGGGGTTCCTGTTCGATACCATGCTGATGCACCATCTTCTGTGGGAGCATCCACCCCATGACCTTGAGTATCTCGCTGATCTGGAGCTGGACACAGGTGATTACAGCAAGGAACTCAAGAAGATCGTGGGCCGGGGCAAGGTACTGAAGAACACTTACGATGCTGTGCCTGATGATCTGATGTGGAGGTATGGTTCCAAGGATGCGGAGTGTACGTACCGGTTGATGATGACGTACTTCCCCCGCCTCAAGGCGCAGGCTAACCTGTGGAAGCTGTATCAGGAAGAGGTACATCCCTTCATCCGAACACTGTTCAAGGCTGAATGGTACGGTGTGAAGCTGGACACGGACGTTATCAATACTCTGACAACGGAGTTCACTGAGGATCAGGAAGACACACTGAAGAGCATCAAGGCTGAGACATGGCCTGACTTCAATCCCAAGGCCAGCACGGATGTGATGGAGGCCATCAAGGCGGCGGGGTATTGGAGTGACATAGAGGACAAGCGGACAACCAAAGGCTACAGCACTAACAAGTCACGTCTGATGAAGCTGGCTCCGAAGTTCCCGTTGGTCGAAGACATCATGAAGCATCGGGGTCTTGTGAAGCTGACCGGCACGTACATGAACAACGCCAAGGAGTTGTCGGAGGGCGCTGATGGTAGAGCACGGATCGGCGTGATGATCCACGGTACAGTGAATGGTCGGGTGTCCACCCGTTTCCTTCACCAGATACCACGCCTCGACCACAACAGGATCAAGGAGGGTAAGGGTAACCTCAGGGACATGTTCATCGTGAGCCCGGGACATAAACTTGTGTACGGGGATTATTCACAAATTGAATTAGTTACACTAGCTATTCAAGCTAACGATAATCACATGCTCGATGTCTTCCGGTCGGGTGAGGACATTCACCGGGCTACGGCTGCGGCCTTCCTTGAGATCCCTCTGGACGAAGTGTCAGAGTTCAACCGGTCCATCGGGAAGAACGTCAACTTCGGTAGGACGTATGGTTCGGTAGATGGGTACGCTTTGATGAAGCTGACGTGGATGGACAAGAACGGGAAGGAGCATCCGATCACTGAGGCGATGGTGAAGCGGGGCTTCGCATCGTTGGACGCCCGGTTCCCTGCCGTGGCTCGGTACTTCACGGACACAGTGAACGATATCAGTGCGACCAACGGGATCCACACCACCCGCTTCGGACGCATGAAGCGCATGGGTTCTATGATGAACGCTGCGAATGAGTGGGCTCGGAAGGAGGCTGAGCGACAGGCGGTGAATGGTAGCATCCAATCACCAGCCAACTCAGTAACCGTCCGGTGCCTCAACGCTATGGATGCTGCCTTTGAGGAGAGAATCGAGGCGGGGTTGATGCAAGAAGAGGACGCTTTCCTTGTCATTACGGTGCATGACTCTGGGGCATGGGAAGTGAAGGATGAGCATGTGGATTGGTTCGTGCCTAAGCTACAGGAGATAGCCAGCCTTCCGGTAGCTGAGCTGGATGACTTCCAGTTTACCATGAAGGTGGGCGTAGGAGATAGCTGGTCTGAGGCGGAATTGAATGCGTGAGGAACCGAGATGGGAAAAGGATGTGCGTGCTGCGTGGAGGCATCGTGGCTGGCGGCGCACGGCTAGGACACCCATGGATACGGTGACACTCCGTGTGTCCTCGTCGCTGGCGCTGGAGATCCAGAACTCCCCAAACCTCATCCAGATCGAGATCGCAAGTGGGAGCGTAACATGGCAAGGAATACCGATAAGGCTGGACGCTACACTACCGCCTGGGTGTTTCATATTTGATGAAGGAGAACCAAATGGTAACAATTGAACTGGAAAACAAGTCAGTAGTACTGGACATAGATGAGGACATGCATTTGTCTGATGATACCCTGGAGGTGGATCTCTGTGGTCTGGCCAGGAAGATCGCCCGGTACGCTGAGCTGTACGGTGAGACGAAGGCTGATGCCATGAGGTGTGAGGCTGAGGTGAAGTATCAGGCGTCTAGAGCAGCCGCAAACATACGTGAGAAGGCAGCACAGGACGGTACACGGACCACGGAGCCCGGTATCAAGGAGCAGGTACGCCTCTCAGAGGCCGTCAGAGCGGCCAAGACGGCGTTTTTCAGGGCCACAGCCCAGGCCACCATGGTTGAGGGGTTTTATCGCAGCTTGAGGGACAAGGCGAACCTCGGGATAGCCCTCTGCTACAAGCAGAAGGAGGAGATTCGGGTCACAGGAGCCAAGGTAACATAAATCCAAAGAAAAGTCCCTTTAAACTTGCAATCCCAGGAAATAAAACATATAATAGAGCATAACCAATTCCCCTAGGGGATACTGACAAGGAGCAGCAAACATGTTTAATAGAAAGAAAAAAGAACATAGACGTATATCTGGTTACGGGCTAAACAAACCTCATTATAGTAGTTGGATAACAGGATGGCGGTGCGTTGAATGCGATCATACTACTAAGTATGGTTATGAACCCATTGAAACTATGAAAGCACAAGTTGCTTGGGAAGCTTTGCATCCTGAAGTGTATTGCTCAGAGTGTGGAAGTAGAATTGTAGACCACGAAGGAAACTCTTTAAGAGTCACTGAGGCTGTTAGGAAAGTAGTAACATTAAGAGAAGAAGAAAACGAGTACGTTCTAAGAATAACATACCAAACACGATCAGAGTATGACAAGGAGCAGCAAACCGATAAGGAGCAGCAAACCGATAAGGAGCAGCAAACCGATAAGGAGCAGCAAACCGATAAGGAGCAGCAAACATGACAATCAAACAAGCGGTAGTAAAACGAAACAATCTCCGTGCTGAAGGCTGGAAGCTCTATAATAATGGCAATAAGATTTATGCTAAAGGAAGCACGCACTGTGCTGAAGGCAGCAAGCTCCAGATTGAGAGCCGCAAACTCTATGCTGAGGCTGATTTGGTAGTGATTGACGCTGTGATCGAGGAGCACGGGCCTGAGGCTACTGTCGAGTTCAATGGTGGTAGAATTAGTGTGTCTTGTAACACAACTGAATACTAGGAGGCAACATGACAGATACAAATGGACTACCGCCGGGGTTTGGAGAGGCCGATCCCGACTTCATGCAGGAAGCATACGCAGAGGCGAAGAAGCAGCGCAGCGATAGCGGCGATGTTCTCTTCCTCAAATCAGGCATCACACATGTCCGAATCCTGCCTCCGCATGAAGATGCGAAGTCTTGGTTCCGCGAGTACAGAGAACACGGCCTTCGTCCTGAAGGTAAGTACCAAACCTACACATGTCCTGGCATCAACGATGACCCGTGCCCCATTTGTGAGCACGGTGATGAGTTGTATGACACCAAGGATGAGGTGAACATCCTGGCGGCGAAGCGGTTTCGCGCTAAGAAGCAATACCTCTACAATGTGTACGTCCACTCATCTCCTGATGGGAAGTCATTGAAGGATGGCATCCACATCCTGAAGTCAGGTGCGTTGGTCTTCAAGGAGTTGATGGAGTACGATTCAGATCACGCTGGGGGTTGGGGAGACATCACCAACATCAAGGCGGGAGTTGAGTTCCGGATCGAGCGCAGTGGTAAGGGTCGCTTCGACACGAAGTACAGTGCGAAGCCGATCCCGGTACGCACCAACATCCTTGACAAGCTGTCCGCTGAGGGCTATGAGATCGGGCCACCCACGCTGCTCGCTGGCGTGTACCCACCTCAGTCCTACGACAAGTTGGCTGAGTGTTTGGCGAAGGATGAACCGGAAGACGAATAACGCGGGAGGGTAAAGCAGTGGGTCGGTGCGAGTACGCTCGGTAGCTACGTCGGCCCACTGCCATCTTCCAGGCCGCATTAGAATAGGAGAATAAGATGAATGGTGGTAAAAAGACGTATACCCATATGGAAGTAGCAGTTAGTAAAGCTAGACGCCTTCTGGTACTATGGGGCAGTGAGAAGGAAAGTATCGAAGGTGAGAGTGATGACGCGATCCTCGCCATGGCTCTGATAGTGGCGGACAGGGCAGTGGCAAGACACAAAGCAGGGATAGAGTATAGGCCCCCTTGTGATTGATGCTGAGGAGACGCGTATAGAGCGGTTTCGTCGGCTCATCGTACTGCAATATCAAGATCACCCGACTGGTTGTGGCGAAAGCTTCGATGAAATCCTCTGCTGGGAGATCCACGAGAACGGGCAGACTTTTAGCTGGTTGGCCCACAAATGGAGAATTAGCCTGCCTACGCTCGGAGACGTGATCGCGGATCACTGTCGTGGGTTAGAGCCTGATCCGTGCGTGCAGCATGAGACTCAATCGCTAAGGGAGGATATATGACAGACATTACGGTACTTGTAAACAAAGTACTTGAGGTACATAAAGAGTCAGCGATCAGTGGTAACTGTGTATGTGGGAGCGGCGAGTTCCCGTGTCCTGAGAAGCGGATCGCATCTGATTGGCAGCGAATGCGACAAGACCTATGCAAAGCGTGGCGTAACCGGACAGGGAAGGAGATCTTCGTCGTTCGCAAGTTCGCCTGCGCTGTTTGTTCGGAGAAAGACACTGGCCTCATCTGCGTTGAGTGTATCGCTGACGCGCAGAGGGGTGAAGACTTTGAGTCTAAGGAAGCAGTCATAGAGGAGATGGCGAACAATGAGTGAAGCTGCATACCACATCGCGACCCGTGAGGAATTGGCTGGGCGCGATATCTGCGATGAGTACGACACGCTCCTAGGACCGGATGGATTCGAGTGCGTGCTTACTGAACCGGAAGATCGTTTCTGGTATAGGGATGCCAGCCCCGCAATAACTCGGCTCAACGAGCAACACGCCGAGATCGAGCGGCTACGAGAAATGCTTAGTCACGGGTACAAGGCTGGGGTGAGTGGTGAGTAGCTTTGACGACATCTTCAAGGCAGTAGAGAAGAAGACAAAAGAAGACCCGCTTAGCTCACAGCACAAAGCAGGCGACCTCACCATCAGCAGCCACATCCCATTCAGCATCCTGACCGGCGTACCTGAGCTGGACTACAACATCGCTCGCCCCGGCTGGCCTGCTGGTAGGGTGATCGAGCTGTTCGGCTATGAACATTGCAATGCGTATGACGCTTTCATTCAGTACCAAGCACGGACACCAGACGGTAAGATACAAAACAGTAAAGGAGGGACTATTGAGAGTCTGTATCATAAGTTTCACGGCATCCCTAGAGCCGGGAAGGGTAAATATCTAAGGCCTCAAACAAAAGGAGCTGTGTATTACGCCCCTTCTGTTAATGAAGATGATGTAGTTATCCAAAACAAAATCGTTGATGTTGTTAAGACAGGAGAGAATGAATGCTTTGCGGTAACGACCAAGACCGGGCTGACTGCTAAGACTACACTTGGTCATAAGTTCTTCACCGGGGAGGAGTATGTAGAACTGTCGTCCCTTAGTGTAGGAGATATTGTCTTTGTCCACAACAAAACTAGATGCACTATTGAGGAGAAAAAGAAACAAGAAAACAGACAGAGTTTTTATGTGGATAACCACCCTTACTTTTCTAGACACCACGGCATCAGGAAGTATAGGATCATTTATGAAGCCTATATTAATGGTGTCTCTATAGAAGATCTTCTTCAGAGATTAAACCTGAATAAACTGGAAGGCCTCAGTTTCGTTCCAAAGGAAATGCACATTCATCATTTGGACGGAGATCATACTAATAATCGTGTAGATAATCTATGTGTCGTGAGTGGGGCAGAGCATAGAAGGCATCATGCTTTACTTAATAGAAAACAACTCGGGTTCATAGCTGTTTCAGACGAGATTGTTTCTATTGTTCCTATTGGTGTCCAATCTACATACGACTTAAAGATGGAGACACCATACCACAATTACATTGCCAATGGGTTTGTAACACATAATTGTGGCAAAACAACACTGGCCTACCACGCCATCGCCGAGGCCCAGCGCATGGGGGGCGGTGGGTATTTCATCGACACAGAGAAGTCCTGGGATGAGAAGCGCGCCGTCCAGTGTGGTATCAATCCTGACCTTAACTTCCGCATCATGGATTGTGACTCCATCGAGGCGGTATTCCGCTCCATCCTTAGCATCCTCGACGCTCGCCTCAAGAGTAACGATGGCAAGCCCTTTATCATCGTTGTTGACTCCGTGACGGGGACGGCCACTGAGTTCATGAAGAAGCATGAGATGGGTAAGGAAGAACGGATCGGCCAGGACGCACGGGCTATTCGGGGTGGGATGCGACGTGTCATGGAGAAGCTGGCGAAGGCTAAGGTCAATCTCTTTATGATTAACCACGCCATCGCTACGTGTGCGACGTTCAAGTTTGCGAAGCAAAGTGAGGCGGCGGGCGGTCACGCGATCAAGTTGTTCTCCACCGTGAGGGTCAATCTCACGCATGGTGGTTGGATCACAGTAGGAGAGAAGGAGAAGAAACGCCGCGTCGGCCAGACGATCAAGATGCGGGTGGAGAAGCTGAAGGGATCATGTATGTCTCAGCCCGACATCAAAGAAGTCGCGTTGTATAACACTCATGGGTTTGACACGTTGGGCAGCTTGCTAACTGCTGGCTGCAAGACGGGCTGGGTCACGCACAGTAAGGGCTCGCAAGACTACGCTATCTCTGACCTCGCTGGTGATGAGGTTATAGACTTCAGCAAGGCGAACTGGGAGAATGTAGTGAACGACCGAGGTGGGCTCCACGTTGCGTACCGTGAGTTCATTTCTTACTGCATGGAGAATGGAATGATGGAGGCTTGGGGCGGATGAAGATTCTGATCTGGAGTGATGCTCATCTACATGCGTGGCCCTACGGGTCTACGCTGGTGGATGGTGTGAACTCCAGGCTGCTGGCCGGGCGTGAGGTGATGCATAAGATCGCTGAGTACATTTGGGAGAACGAGGTGGATCACATTGTGTTCTGCGGTGACCTCTTCCACACCCACGGCATTCTCAATGAACAGGTGCTGAAGGTCGCATACGAGGGCATCACCGAGATCATGTGCGACGGATTCGGTGGCCCACACATGGACATGCTAGTGGGCAACCACGACACATCCACGAAAGACATGCCCGTCCACTCGCTGCACTGGCTCAACAGTATCCCCGGTGTGCGTGTGATAGACAAGCCAACGCACAACGACGGAATCAGCACCGCACCAAGAGACTTCAGCTTCCTCCCCTACACTGAGGATGAG